GTTGAAGAGGGCTCCCCGCGACTCGTGGTCGCTATGCGGTTATGAGCGGGAGGATCGTTGACTAAGAATAGTTTGGACCGGCTACATTTGGTTCCCCTCAGTTCCGAGCAAGCTACGGAATTGAATGGGCTAATAAATGTGTTTACAGATCTCGCATAATCAATAATTAATTACTGACTATGCTAGATTCCGGGGGGTCCGTGCTCACTCACATAACCTGTCAAGGCTTGTGATGTTTTGCACTTAGCACAGCCAATTTAATTGGTATGGCTAGAATCGGGCAACCATAACTTTTACTTCAGTAAGTATAAAACTGAAGCATCGCCCTAGTACGCAACCTGATGAAGGATTGTCGTTTTAAGGCGTAAAACCGCCATCCGGAGAACCAAAAGATGAGTACATTACCCAACTCGGATCAAAATGATCCTGAATTAGGCCTTGGCCTCGCTGTACGTACTTCTTCAGCTGAATCCCCTCGCGTTCCTAGAACGCTATTGGATAAAACTGAGAAGGACGTTTCATCTCTTAATGCTACCCTTAAGGATATTCGTATGCGTCTTGAGAGGAATCAGATCGTTGATCTTGATACCGCTAAAGAGTATATGAAGAAAATTAAAGGAATACAGGTATGCAATACTGAGAATATGGATACTTTGGCCGCTGTTCGTAAGTTAATCGCTCGTGACTTAGAAGCCATCAAGCGCTTAGCTAAACGCAACAAGCAACCGTAATCCATAACCTCCCTATTGAAAATAGGTCCTAAAGGTCCTAAAAAGTTTAAACTTTCTAAGATCGGTAAGATCCCTGTTTTCGCCGTAAGAGATAAATTTCACAAGCTAAATCTTCCTCGCCTACCTAGCCTCGGGTCCTTTAAGGATCCCAAGGTTGGGTCGGTTAGAAAGAAATGGCTTGGGTTCTTCAGAGAACGATCGGTTTACCGATTTCTCTCTAGATTACCAACTTGTCTTAACACCATTTATGGTGTTCCGACAGAGGATGTAATAAGGCTTCTTCGTCATTATGTAGTTACCTACGAAAAGCTTGTTTCAGACAAAGGCGAAGTTTACGCCGTTACTCTGCTTAAGCAGATTCATGGCGTATCTCTTCGCTTTGCTGCAAACAGTAAGTTCGAGGTTATACAGTACCTTAAGACGTCTGAGGAGGGTTTACCTTTGCTGGTATTTCCTTTCGTCCGATTCCTTAAGGGTGACGTTGATTTCCGTAGATGTGCTCTTAGCATACTATCACTGTTTAAAATGGTGATGGTCCGCGGGGAGCCCCCTACACTTGAACCTATTACTGCACCTTTTCCTGTTCCGTATAAGGCGGATGGTACTTATAGAGGGGAGTTTCTATACAGAGTTGCTTCTAAGCAACCTCTGTGTCGTTTCTCTCCCGATAAGATACTGTCAGCATTCCGCGAAACTGTTGAGGAGATGTTCCCGTATAAACATTGGAAAAGTCGTTTGTCTCAGATCGGCCGTTGCTCGACGTTACATGTATCGTCTAGAAATGGACCAAATGGTCAATCGGTTTCTGGCAGCTTTGCTGATTTGCAAGCTGTCCGAAAAGATACCATTATTTTGGATTCGATCGACAAAATAGCTTCCCTAACACGTCATAATGATTTGTTAGAGCTTCTATCTTTTCCTTCTGATGTTGATG